GCTACAAAAAGATTGAAATTTTTAAACACAGAGTCGACCTGTAATTGCTATTGAGTACCTGCATCTACTTTGTACATGTCTAATAAGTAACTACTAACCCGTTCTAAATCTCTAATGATACTAACTAAAGGATCCATCACAACGGTGTAGTACTTTAGGGATTTTGTGTGTCTTGACAACGAGACCAGAACATGCGGACTGTCTCTTGCGATGATAGATACAGGCGTAGGTGTTAGTCGAACTAACGATACGTCTGCATAAGTCTCACCTTGTACCTCATGTACAGTATGGACATCTGCATAGCCCCTTGAGAGAAGGGCCTCCTTGTCAGACTGTGTGAAAGTCAAAATTTTCCCTTTAAGCGGCTTGGACACAGGATTGATAGACGCAGCCCCACTAACCATTTCCTGGGAAACTGATTTCTTTTCAGAAGACGTGCACATTACGTGTCCTTCATACCTTTGATTTAGGAAGTGTGTGACATCAGCCGGACAACGAAGAGTAGTTCTTCTTGTTTCGACTTCGTCGACCTCCAATTTTGCAAAGTGTGCAGGGTACGGGAAACCAGTTACTCTGTTGATGTACGGAATTTGTTGGGTGTCTCCATAAACATATGCAATATCGCACAGAGACATTTCAACCAAGAAATTCACACAACCAGTATGCAGCATCAAACCTTCGTCTATGAACAATCTTTTGAACTGACAGCGTGCCCCATTCCCGTAATTCATCAAAAATGAATCGACGGTGCGCACATTATCCTTTGTAGCCACTATTATGCCCGACGCATTAGCTCTTCTTCTGATCATCTCGGCAGCTTGACGACCAGGGACAAGAATTAGATCTTCTTCGAAATTAACTCTCGAAAGAATTTCCTTTGTCTTCCCGCACCCTGGAACGCCATCCACCAAAACCACCTTTGCTGAACTAACGTGTGGTTCTCCATCTTTGAGCAAACTTCTCAGAGTCCTGAGTTTAGCCATATCAGAATATACTACCGACTCAGAACTCACAGCCACCCGTCGCCAGTTATCGCACGTAATAATGCCAAATTCATCGTGCTCCAGTAATGCGACGTGATATTTCCTCGCATGAGTCTCAACAACCCCCCATGCATGGTTCTTTGCGGATGGTTTAACTAGCCACCTTTTCGAAGCAACATCCAGAACTCCGAACTTTTGACGAGTTTCAAGGTCAATCGCAGCTGTATCTTTTAGGATCTTCACTAGATTCGACACCGCAGCAGAGAGCGAGGCTACCAGGCTGTCTATAAAGTTTTTCATTTGTTGAACTTTAAGAGGGCCCGTGTACACGATCGAACACATCTGCTTATGAATTAACGAACTAGCTGTTGCCATATGAAACTGCTCGAGAGACTCAATCTCCTCGCTCCTAGTGTATGAAGATTCAGGAACGTCGCCAGATAATCCGGCCAATTGTAACTCACCACGGGCCATCGAACCCTTTATGGACGGTTCCTCAACATCTCTTGAGGTAACTACCAACGCCCCATCAGAAGCCTTTTCAGAATCTTGCAATGCTAGCGCAACATTAGCTTCGGTGGGCTGTTCAAACGTGAGAGTAAGACCACTCTCGTTGCTCATAACTGCTACTATTACCTTTGCTGCAGTCATTGGATCAACTTCTAAAGATTGGCACATCTGGGAAAAAACATCAACATCGAATTTGTCTGAATTTTTAAGTACAGACAGTTCGGACAGTGCATTGTACATTTCCTCAGTTTCTTCCATCTTTTTCCTAATGTCTAGCACCGGCATGTCCACTGACATTTTGTACTCAGAAACTAACCTATCATGGAAAGTGACATAAAGAACGGGCACCCTGATCTCTAACGCATTCTCCGTAATTTTGATCAGTTTCCGGTTTATCAATCTTTCCTTGATCGATGGGAAAGCATTGCCGAAAGCTAGGGAAATCTCATCCCACACATGTTGTGAGACAGTTTTTGGACCAAGTGCAAACTTGCTAATCAAAAGATCGTCTTTCAGAACGGCAAGCTTGGTATGTAGGAAGAACGTCATCGACAAGGACTGTAATAATGATTTATCGACATCCCACTCAGACCTAGCAGTAACCCCGTTAATGATCACTCTCGAACGAATTGATTCGACGAAAGATAACACGTTGGAGTAAGTAAGCGCTTTGGCCTGGTACGTACGAATGTGATTTAACACTGTATAAACAAAGTCCTTTGAAACTAAGACCTCTTTGCGTGTTCTTTTACTAGTCTCGAGAGATATGTCAAATAGTGGAACTATCACCATATCCCTCATTTTTGGAAACCAGTAATTAACTGATGAAGAATCCTCTAACAAGATTCTTTCACTGTTGCACATCGCAAGAGTCTTTTTGTAGTGCCATGCGTCTTCCATAGCCTTGTAAAACTGCTCACTATCTACACCCTTATGCGCTACACCTTTGTACAATAAGAAAGTATCTATTCTAGAAAATTTACAAAACCAGGTATTAACTCTAGTTACTAAAAACTCCTTCATGTAAACCTCTCTATTAGAGGCTGGGAAGTAAGTTTTGCAAACATACTTAAGAATATTAGAATAACTATGACTATAATTAAGAGTACTCTCAGATGCAAAGGAAAAAGTCAACCTGTCTCCATCTCTTTGGAAACATGCATTGATCTCATCGAGGTTGACGTGTGAATCTTCGAGAAGTAAATTCTCGGAAAAGTGGAAAGCGGCATAACATACATGTACATTCTTTCTCAGCAGTGCCGCGCCGAACTCGTCGGCAGGTATATCGTATATACTATGCAAAGCAATAGCATACACTCTTCCCGTGTAACATTCTTGAGAATGCCTACACGTTTGGAAAGTATCGTGACAGACTACTTCGTTTGGCATTTCAGCGTATCTGTCGAAAGCTTCCTTTTGGAAGTTTGGGACGTGTTTGTTGCCCCTCTCGAGCCTAGAAAGGTATAGTTCAATACTGTCCTTTTGGCCCTCGTGCCGCATTATGTCGCGGACATCCAGATTCGGCATACAGCAGTGAACGTATGCTCGCCCTTTGAACAGATGAGATGCAAAATTACCTCCGATATCATATGTCAATGATCCGTAGGGAATTTGCATCATCAGATATTCCAATTCTAATGATCGGAGACCGCCTGCAAGGGAATGCACAGCGTTCTGCGTGTTGTAGAATGTAATTTGGAATTCTGGGTAGGCTTTGGTTGCAATAAGCGTCTGTTCTTCGCTTACTACTTTGGAAAAATTGACTTTAGGCCTGCGGTCCCTAGCATTAAATTCATCGACCGCTGTGTCATATAGACGCCGCTTTGCAAGATCGTTGACCAAGGTATTGTTACCTCGGACGGTCTCAAGCAAAGCGGACGATGTGGCTGTTTGTGTGTATGCCATTGTAGTTGTAGAATGTAAAATGTAATGTTGTTGTTGTTTGTTGTTGTTGTTG